GTTGTGCGGGAATTAAAAAAGCCGCCCGTGAAGGCGGCTGTTATTTCAGTTGGTCGCAATCAGCGACGATGTGCAGCGGCGGCCTGCTATTACGCCCGTTAAACAACAACCTGTGGATTGGTATCAATTCCCTGAGTGGTCAGCAAAACGCTCTCAATCCGTTTCTGGGCCGCTTGTTCGTTAACATAATTCGTATCCGCCTGCGTCTTGGTAGCGTCCATCTTGAGCTTTTCAGCCTGCATCTGCTGCATGTTACCATTAGCCTGCGCCCTTGCCGCGCTGCGCTTCTCAATACGCTCGATCAATTCCTTCTTGTTTCGAAGAGGTGAAACCTCCAAAAGATCGATAAACGAAATTTCCTGCGATCCTTGCGCAAAGTTGGCCAGAAGCTGGAATGTCTCTTGCTCGGAATTTATTACGTCAAAAGACTGGTCAATAATAATGTCCACGTCGATTTCCGGAATCGGATTTTTAATTTCTACAATCTCTTCTAATTTCTGCTGCGCCAAAGGCTGTATCTGTATGGCCTGTTGTACTGCTATAAGAGCTTGTTGATCGCCCTGCTGTGCCGCCGCTATCAATTGAGGATCAGGCCCCTGAGCGGCTTGCGTAAGAAACTTAAGTGACGCTTCTGCTTGCCTGCGCGTCTTTATGTCAAGGCTCTCGTCGTTAATCTGCTCCTCAAGCCATTCTCTCGCCGTCACTTGAGCGTTCAGACCAACCCATTTCAGATTGTCTTGATCGTCTGTAACCCTAATCCACTTTTCAGCGCTCCAGTGCTGCTTGATCCTCGCCCAGACTTGACGATAGATACGCTTTTCCAGTGCTGAAAGCATGGTGAACTGACGGTTAAGCTCTATTGTCCCGGCCTGCTGAAGCATGTTAATAGCCTTGCCGGACAGATCGCCGCTTTGCCTGTCCCCGGCTAGTTGCGCGTTGTAACCAACGCTGTCAAGCTCGGCCTTGGTATCCTGATACATGGCCAATTGACCCGCCGCCATATCGGCAGTATCGATAAAACCAAAATCTTTACCAAAAGCCTCTCCGCCCGGAAATTCAAGGTGCCCATCCGGTTTGGCAGCTTCGCGCTTGAGCGCCAGAATGTCGGATGTGACGCCCTTACGCCCGAAGGTCTGTTTGCGAGAAAGCAAAAACAGCGCCTTAGAACGCCGGTGATTTAGCTCATCCTGCTTGTCAATGTGATGGCGCGTCTCGCCGTATCTGTTGTTCTCACGATCAATAAAGGCAGACTGCGCCTCGATAGGGCAGCACGGCTCTCCATCCTCATCCAGGTAGGGGCTGACATCCGGCTCGACCAAAAATGCGCCATCGGTAAAATAGCACTCCATCCATTGATCGTTTTCTAGATAAAAATGATGGCAAACCCTAATTCTGCGGCGCTTTTTATCAATCCAGCTTGGACGATCCCCAAAGGTGTCATCATCGCTGTCTGATAGCTGCGTAAGCTCGTTAAGATCGGCATCGGGAAAAGCAACGGTGAACTGGTCGAAGTCCATCCACATGACCAGCCCCTTAAAGCGGGCGTCGGAGAAATCATGCTTGCGCGAGTAGGGGTCGTAGTAAAATCTATCCCAAGCAATATGCTTAATCAGCACGTCCATTTCCGGCTGACCGTCGATGATAATTTCTTCAGCATCAATAAAAACGGCTCCCGTTCCCTCGCAGAAGAAGTTATCCGCAACATCAAGCCGGGTAGTGTTAACGAAATCGTTGTTGTCGGCCACATAACGAAGCGCGTCCGTTATTGCCGTAGATGACTTTTCGTGTTTCCGTGTGCGCGGGAACGCTTTAGGATCGGCACGTCTTAAATCCCATAGACCTACTGTGCCGTAATGCTTTGGCGCGATGCGATTAATAACAACAGGAGCCTGCCCGCGCTTGCGCAGCTTCGCCGCCCCAACCTCCGTCCATTGCTTGCCGTCAATGTAATCACGGTCGCGCTCGGATAGGGCGCGTGCATCCATGGTCGCGTCAAGATACAGATCAACATCATCCTTCATGGCTTTAAGTTGGTCTGTCTCAAGGTTCATTTATGATAATTCACTTTCATGTGTGTTTTGCCGTGTTTTTAAGCATTTTCTGGCGGAAACGCTTGGATTTTCCAATTTGCAGATTATGCGGTTTTCCAGCCATCTTCATCTTCATCGTCTGTGTCGTAGCCGTCTCGAAACCTCACTGTGATTTCCGGCTTGGCTTGCTCCTGCCATGCCAGCGCCAAATAGCGGAAGGCATCAGCCGGGTGAGACGTGAAATCATGTCTTGGCTTGTCCCGAAAGCACTTACGATCGTCGTCCCATTCGCGCTGGTATTGCTTAAGGCATTCAATCCCCTCGTGGCACCTGCTCGCGTCAAAGTACATGCGCGGGAACGCCATGCGCACGGCCTGAATTCCATCCTCTAAGCTGAGGCGCGGAACGATCCAAATATTCGCAACACCAAGAGCGCTTTCAAGCTGCTCCTGTACAGAGCGTCCCCCGGAAGCGAGTGTCTTGGCCTTGGCGTCATGCGGTAAATAGTGTGTCCGGTAGTCATAGCCGCGATTAATAATAACCTGTGCGTAGTGCTCAATCGGCTGTCCGGATGCATAATAATAATCGATTATGTGGATCTCGCCGCCGATAACTTGGAAAAACCATATAGCCGTGTCGTCTGTAAATCCCAAGTCCCAAGCCGTGTAGACCTTGACCGCTGTATCATAGTGGACTTCGGCAACTCGCCCCTCGTCTTCGGCCCGTATGAATTCCTTGCCATAGTAAGCGCCAAGAATCGCGGCATCAAAGCTGCATTCAAATTCTTGCAGAAACTGATCTTCGGTCATCATACCCCTGAGCGCCATTATCTCATGCGCCGGAACAATCCCCGTTTCACTTGCCTTAAAGCACTGATAAAGCCAATCGTCTGACGTCTTAGCATGTTGGCAAATATCGTAAAATCCGTTTCGGCCTTTCGGAGTGCCAATAAAGCTTGCCCTGCCGTTACGATCCACCAACGCCGGGCGTATGACTTCAGGCCACAAGCGCGGATTCATGTCCGCTGGCTCATCAAGCGTCACATCGTCAAGGTAGATGCCGCGAAGAGCGTCCGGGTTGTCAGCGCCATAAAGCCTAAACTGCCCGCCGTTTGGAAAGTCAATCCTCAGTTCACTTTCATTAACCGCCGCGCCGGGGACTTCAAGGCCGTATTGTTTGGCGTACGTCCACGCCACAGCTTTCGCCTGCTTATAGAATGGCGCAATGTAGGCAACGCGCGGGTTAGACAGCTTACAGGTGATCGCCGCCCTAATCTTATCGTTAACCTCCGCTACTGTCTTTCCTGCCCGTCTGTGCGCCACGGTGGCGGCAAAGCGTTCAGTCCGGTTGTGCAGCGGCAAAAAGATTTTGCGCGGAGAATACGAAAGCGTTATTCGCTTTTCGGTATATTCCATTCAAACACATATTTAATCGGCTTTTCAGGGTCGCCGGAAACTTGTGTAGAGGCCAAATCAGGAAGAGTTTTCTTCAGCAATCCGAGCGCCGCGGTTACTTGGTGCGGCTCCATCTTAATTTCGCCTTTAACAAAGTTTTCCAAACGGTTAATTAACATAGTCGTTTGAATTTTCTCTCGCCATTCAGGAGGCAAGGCTTTGGTTGTTTTTCTCGCTGCCATCACTGCATCCCGTAATCGTTATCGTATTGCGTTGTCGGATCGCGCACTATTATGTCAAGGTACGCAATGTAAATCTCTGTGCCTGTGTTGGCTTTGATCTCAATCAGAGCCCCGCTGATTTCCGGCGTTGTAATCAAAAAGCTGGCTACATTGCTGGCGAGCGTGACTGTGCCAATTGTCGCTGATCCAGCCTTGAGCGTTGCTGTAACGCTTGTTATGGTGTGGTTGTCCTCGGCCCAAGGCGCATAATCAATACGATAGGTCTTTGCCTCGCTTTTATATGCAAAATCATAAAAGCGCTTGGGGTTATTGCTAGGGGCGACCGTGATCTTGCTAGGCATTGGCTGCTGTATCTATAACCTCGCCGCCGTTTACTTTAAAAAAGCG